TTGTGAAATGAGCAGCCTACTTCCATCTGATAAGTATCTTGCCTCAATGCTGGGGCTAACGGATGAGGAGTATTCCTGGTTTAAGGCTGAGGTGCGAAAGCGCAGCGCAGAAGCTCCTGAACCTGCTGTTATTGCAGGGGTACTTGAAACAGCCACAATTATTGCAATCGTCAATTTAGTAATTGGCGTTGGCCTAACTGTTGTTTCGACGCTGCTAAGACCAAAGCCATCATTTGACCAAAACGAACCAGGCAGACCACCTGAATTAAGGGCGACAAGTAGCGGCGGCCAAACAACAACACAGAACCAACGCTTTGCACCAAGATATGGCTTCAATTCAACGCAAGAGATATCCACTTTAGGATCAATTATTCCGCTTGTTTATACAAATAAAGAAACGATTGCATCTATTGTCTATGGCGGCGTTCGAGTTAATACGCAGCTGCTCTGGTCGCAAATTTATAGCCTGGGTGGATCGCAGATGCTACGGGCGATCTTTCTGGTCGGTGAGGGACCAATAGCCGCTATTGAGCCCAGCAATTTTGCGTCTGGTGGCAATACTTTAACTAGCTATGACTTTGGCAATACAACTGCCAACCAGATTGGTTCGAGGATGGCAGTATACGCAAGATATGCAAGTGGTCTTACAACTCGTATTGCACCAGGAGATCACGTTTACGGGCGAAGTGCAAGCGAAGACATAGGAAATAGCAGCAACTTAGCCGGTTCAGAAGTGTTTGGCGTTCGTGTCGGAAATAATATAACTCAGCATTTTTCCGCGACTCAGAAGCCAGCTAACCAGACAACATTTGGTGTGTACGCTTTTTGCGGCAATGATTTTGGGATGCGTCCTAACCCGACGTTTGAGCCGCAGGTACGGGCACAGCTGCTACCTGAAGGCGACGAGGGAAAGACTGAAGTTAAATGCGTATTAGACGAGGCAAAATACGCAAGCCGCAAAAAGGCTCAAGCATTTTATGGATCGCGCAGCGGGATCACGTCTTCAGGGCTGGGAGCTATCGGTGGCACAACCACTTATAAGCTTTTTTCTTCAAGTGACAAGGACACTATTTTTAGTCGTGACATTGAAGATCTTACAAATACAGGTTCATGGGTAATCGAAAAAGAGCTAATTACTGCAGAAACTCCAGCGGGTTATGTAAAGCAGTTTGATACAGGATCGGGCTCCAACAAAAAGGCTGTTTCTCGTTTCAAAAGCAGCAACATTGAAAATTTAGCTCAAAGCCTTCTAAACAGGCTGAGTGTAAGCATTACTACAGTAGTTGTAGGCAATAGCGTTACTGTTGCATGGCCGGGAACTACCAGAATTGACCCCACAAACGTAGGAGGATCAAATAAGGCATATATTGCCGTGAATATTTCTTTTAATAGCAGCGGTCTGGACAGCATTAGTAACAACGACGCAGTTGACACAGAGCTTGAATTACTCAAGGCAAGTAAGTTTAAGCTTAGATTTAAAAATGATCTTACCGCTGACGATCCCGAAGATGACATAAAAGTAGTTCAGTTTCACAAAATCCTTATAGAAGACGACACCCAGCAAGAAATCGGGCTTACAGCTCCTTCTACAAGCACAACAAGCATTGACGGGACAACTGTTCTTACTTCTGTTACGTTTCCACAGCTTGACGTTACAACATCTCAGGTGTATCCAAAGTTTAAATTTGATCGTAATACTGCGACTTGGCAGGGTCCAGGGACGACTAGCAACTCATTCACTTTTGTAAGTTGGTTTTCTATTAAAGACGCATATGTCGAGAAATGCAAGGACATTGCCTCTGTCGTCGCAGGCCGTCAACAAAGCTGGGATGATTCTATTGTTGTAGGAGAGTTGTATAAAATTGGTACTGGATTGGCAATTTGTACTAACAGAACCAATGGACCATTTAAGTCTGAAGTTGACGGAGCGACACTAACTGTTGAGGCAACATTCAAAACAGTCCGTACCGGAGTCGTTACCACAAATAGTCAATCACAAATAGAAAAAGACGGCGACACATGGCTTAACCAGTTGCTTGCTGGTAGTGGTCCTGAGCCTCGTAATGTCGCAACAACTGATGGCCATATTATGCGTTGTGCTATTGCAAGCGTATCAACAACAAGGCCGTGTAAAACAGTTGAGTTTGGCATCAGATCTACCTTAGGCACACGCATTAACGGGCTAACTAATTTTGACACTTCCAAAGGTTATGACGAGTGCGATAACCGCGCGTGCTTGGATTACAAAGGAAATATTTTAAACGAAGGCACGGTTTTATACACTGACATACATTCTTCAAACCTTGTCTCAACAACTACTGAACGGTATAGTTTTTTCTACATTAGCTATCGAGTTGCCGGAACTTCTGGAGCATTTACCCGCCTAAATAACGCATACGGGATTCGGGGCGCAACGTCACAACAAATATTTAATTACATTCAGCTTGATATGCCTAGCGTCAAGCAATGGGAGTTCCAGATTGAACCGCTTACGGGATACGAAGTTCGCAATCATGTAACAAGTAATTTATACGTTTTAGACGCAAGTTACATATTTGGAACTACCCAACTGGTTTCGGAAACAGGTGGCATTAGCGTGCTGTTTACAGGCATACAAATCACAAAAAGTGCAGACACGTTTGCGATCAGCATTGGCCGCAGACCATCCGCTGAGGGGCAATTAAACTACCCACAAACAGATGCAGATTTCAGCAACGGCGATACTTCGTTAATAGACACTTGGGGCAAATTGGCTGAAAGTTTTGTGTATGAAGAAATTACATCTTCTGCCGAGACAGGGCCAGAACATGAAATTGTTTACATTAATGAGATAGTACCAAACTCTACTCAAGCAAATTACGACAACCTCGCATTAGTAGGCGTCAACATAAATTCGTCAGTGGAATGGCAACAATTCAATCAATTTAGTTGTTACGTGACTGGCGGTAAAACCTGCCGTCAACTGCGAAGCAGCTTAGCTGTAGGAGCAACGCATTTGCTTCCAGATATTGTGCTGGATTTAATGACCAACAGCACCTATGGGAGAGGCGATTTAATTACTGACGACATGGTGAATTTCCCTGAGTTTACAGCTGCAGCTAACTGGTGTTACTCCCGCAAATATTTCTTTGACGGTGTAATAGCTGACAAGATTAACATCCGTCAATGGTGCGCTGATGTTGCAGCAACACACCTGTTAATTTTTGGCGAGTCTGACGGCAAGTTTTTCCTGCGTCCAGCTCTGCAGTTCGATGCTGTGGCAATCACGGGCCTGTTTACTGCAGGCAATATCGTCGAAAATAGCTTCAAGCTTCAGTATTTTGATCCTGAAGAACGCGACCCGATCCAGGTGTCGGTTCGTTACCGCGAAGAACGCGCAAGCACAAACCTGGATAATCCAGGAATGTTCCCGACCGTTCGCGAAGTGTTGGTGCGTGAATCATCAGCGAGCGAGACGGTATCTCTAGAAACCATTGATATGTCTGACTATTGCACCAGCCGACAACATGCCATTGATGCAGCAAAATTCGTTATCAGGATGAGGCGCATCCCGACTCATACTGTTTCGTTTACAACGACGCATGAAGGCGTTTTGATGGCAATGGCACCAGGCGATTACATCAAAGTCGGGATGGACGCTACTGAGTACGACGAGTTCAATAACGGAGTCGTAACTCCTGAGGGTGCATTGGTCAGTACAACATCATTAGCTGACGGTTCCTATGCCGTAATTGCTTGGAACGGTGACGCTGATACAGCACCAGCTGACACCACGCTGGTTGTTAGCAACAGCGGCAAGACAGCGACACCTACGGGAGTTGTATTCACAGTTAAGCTTCCCAGCACACAGGTTCGCACCTACCAGATTGAGCGCATAACGCCAACTGAAGAGGGCACGTTTACAATTGACGCAGTGCACATGCCAACCAACAGCTCAGACATCCTTGAGCTAGCCGATGGCTTCGACACCGCTGGTAACTGGAGCATTCAAGACTGATGGCGACAACATTTCCCAGCATTGCACCAACAAGACGCAGATTTGTTGCACCAACATGGCCCACTAAAACGCAAACTTCTCAATCCGGCGTGATCACCCGTAGGCTCTGGGGCAGCAGACCAAGTAGTGCAAAACTTAGCTTGACATTTGGCAACGTCAACGACACCAACACAACAGCAATCCTCAGCGCATACAACAGCGCAAAAGGTTCAGTCGATAGTCTGACTTTGCCGACGCAAATATTTGCTGGAGCGGATGCCACCTTAAAAAGCTGGCTGAACGCCAGCGCGACAGGGGCCGGATTATTGTGGTCTTTTAGTGAAGGGTCGTCACCACAAGTTGAAAGCGTCGCCCCTGGTCGTTCCAATGTGACCGTTGAATTGACGGCAGAGCTTAGAATGAGCTAACAGGAGTACAAAATGGCAGTCACCAGCACAACAGGCAACTTTGCGATCACTGGGCTCGACTCAACGGTTGTGGTTCGTGACGCAAGCATTGATATTTCACGCGACACACTGGAGACCACAAACTTAGGTGAATCAAGCAGGGTGTACGCAACGGGGTTGCGTGGTGCATCAGGTAGTGCAACTTTGCTCTACGAAAACAGTCTGCTTGATGATGTTTACGCCAAAATCAATACTGATTCGCAAGGTAGTATTACCGCAACATTGACGCTGACCACAGGCAAGACGATTTCAGGCAGTGTGTTGATTACCAGTGTTGGTTCAACCGTGACTGTGGGTGATGTTACGAGTACAAATGTTGCATTTACGTTTACTGGGGACCTGACTATCTCCTCGACGTAATGGCTGTTCTCGGTACGTTTGGCCGCATTGTAATTAAGCGTTCTGCTCCTCAGCCTGAGGTAATGAGTTTTGGCGCAATAAATCAAGCGCAAAAGCTTTATACCTTGACCCAGACAGGATACAGAAACGGCGATCTCGTCGAGATTGCATCCGCGACAAATTGGCCAAATGCCTCAGCATCAGACGTGGGATTGGTCCCAGCTTATGTAGCGAGCATTCCACCTGAATGGCGCGACAGATTAGAGATGGTTGATTACACCGAGCCATATCCAACAGCACTGGGGAGCACTCCATATAAAAATCAGCTTTATATCAGTGTCGATCAGCTCAACCGCATCGCGTTTTACCGAAACAGAAATTCAGCGTTGCGTAACGTTAAGGCAGACCGAGAAAGCCTTGACGAAATCGAGGCAGGGGACACGCTTGAATTTCGCCTTGTGAATGATTGGCGAATTGAATGTGGCCTTAAAAGTTGGAACCTAAGCCTTGACGCGCAAGAATTGGACACCACTGGTCTCGGAGATAAATTCTTTGATGGCGTCAAGTCAACGATTAAGGGCGGCGGAACATTTGATTTCATAGTTGAACGTGAAACAATCGACCCGGTAAACAGCACAATTATCAGTCTCCCTAATTATCAGAATGCCGTTCTTTGGGCAGGTTCAACTGATGTAACGACATTGCTTGACGCCAGCATCACAGACAACAGCCCTGATACGACAGGCAACTACAACAATGCAAGCGTTACAGGAGTAGAACCAGCACCAAGGCAGTATGCGTTGATGGCACGATCAGGAACAAGCAACTTGATGAGGCTTTTGCTCGAAACTCAAGATCAAGCAGAGGCCGATGCAGAGTTTTGGATGATCTCTGAGGAAGCAACGCGATTAGGCGGCGCAAGCGTTGTGAAAGAGCCTGGTGATTTGTTTTACCGAACAAAAATCATCATTACATCAAATGCGATCAGCACGGCGGCAACTGACATCATCACTGGATCGGCTGCATTCGTGACCGTTCGGGAGATTGAGCTACTCGAAGGGCTTTGACACTTATGATGAAGGTATTAAACGGCAGCGACTGGCCTGGAGACCGATGACCGATATCATCATCCATAAGCACTCGGTCAGTTCGGGGGACATCCCAGCAGCCTCCGAGATTGATATCGGTGAGCTGGCGATCCAAGCAGCTGACGGTCATATCTACCTGAAAAAGATTGATGGCACGGTCAACCGTGTCACCATGCTGCCGGGTGGGGATACGCAGCAGGTGCTGTATAAGACCGGCGCGGGTAACTACGCACTGGGCTGGGGCACGATCACCAGCACGCTGATGGGTGGAGCGCTGTGGAACGAGGTGGTCGCCGAAGTGCAGCGTGTTTTTGAGCTAGTCGAAGGCACCGCATCTGTTCTGCTGACAGCACCGGCAACGCTTACCGCTGGCAGCACCGGCCCGATCACCGTTAGCGTTGCTGATAGTAGCTATCTGACAGACGGCACCAGCATCACAGGCGTGCTCGGTACGGTGTATGGAACGCTAAGTCGCAGCGGTAGCACTTATTCATTTGTTTCAAATCAAAGCTATACAAGTGACGTTACTTTTGCGCTTGGGACGCGATTTGCGGCTGCATTCCTGAATGATACGTTTAATCCGCTGCGGATTGGTAGTGCCGAGGTTGAAGATGATAGCAGCTACGCAGACGGTTCAGGATACAGCCATGCTGTCGTTGATTCTTCTGGTCGTATTGGGTATGGGGTTAAAAATGACGGCGCTTTTGATGTTCCAGGCGGCAACATTAACTTAGACGACGAAAAAGTTCAAGGTGATG